TGGAATCCTAAGACCAGAATGTGCTGCAACAATTAAACTTGCTGCTTCTTAATTTCAATTTATAGGGTATCTTATTATTAGATACCCTTTTTTTATACTTATGTATCATTCATCAAAGAAGAAAAAAAAGAAAGGTGGGAGAGACTCACTTAAAATAAAAAAAAAGGGGTACTAAGTAATGACTGTAGCTGCAACCACCGAGCTTGAAGCAGTCAATATAATGCTTGCTGCTATAGGTGAAGCTCCTATAAACAAACTAACAGGTACGCTTCCTGTTGATGCTCGTATTGCTCAAAGCACTCTTACTGAATTTAATAAAGAAGTTCAATCTGAAGGGTGGTCATTTAATACAGAGATAGATGTAACTCTTACAAGAAATGGATCTAATCAAATAAATTTAGCAACAAATATATTAAGAGTAGATGCTAATATTCACCATCACCCAACCATTGATCCTATTCAACGTAAACAAAAGTTATATGACAGACAAAATAATAAATTTGAATTTGATGAAGACTTAATTTGTACTGTTGTTTACTTTAGAGATTTTGATGAAATACCAGAACAAGCAAGAAGATATATAAATATAAAAGCTGCAAGAGTATTTGTTGACAGATTGGTAGGAGATCAAGGCTTAAGAACATACACACAGGAAGATGAAGTTAGAGCAAGAGCTATACTTACAGAAACAGATTATGCTAATGCGGATCACAATTTATTAAGAGGAGATCCTTCTCTTACTAATATTTTTGATACTTACAATCCTTCTAGTGCTTTAATTAGATAACTATGGCTGTCATATCAAGAGCTATACCTACATTATTAAGAGGTATATCGCAATCTTCTGATGCTTTGAAGCAACCAGATCATGCTGACATACAAGATAATGCTGATAGTAACCCTGTTCTTGGGCTTACAAAACGTAGTGGCTTTCAATACTTAACAAGTTTATCTTCTTCAACTCTTGGTAATGTTCATATACAAACTATAAATAGAGATACAAATGAAAGATATGTGGCAATTTTTAGTAATGGTAATGTAAAAGTATTTGAATTAGATGGTACTGAATTAACAGTACATAAACCTGATGGTATTACTTACTTAAATACTACTTCTCCTAGAAGTGTAATGAAGACAGTTACTATTGCTGACTTTACTTTTGTTGTTAATACAAGCATCACAGCAGCTATGGACTCTACACTTAGCGGTGGTACTGGTACAAAAGCAATTATATTTATTAATCAAGCAACAGCAAAAACAACTTATTCAGTAACGATAGATGGAGTAACAGTTACAGATAATACAGATGGCGATTCTACTTTAAGTACTGATACTGTAGCTGCTGACTTAAAAACTGGTCTTGATGCTGGCCTTACTGGTTTTACTATTGTTCGTAATGGTCCTGTTTTATATGTAAGAAAGAATGATAATTCTAATTTTTCTATAGATGGTAGTGATACACAAGGCGATACAAAGATGACAATAATAAAAGATTCAGTACAAAGGTTTACTGATTTACCTAAAGTATCTCCGCATGGTTATGTAGTAGAAGTAAAAGGAGATCAAGATACTGACTTTGATAATTACTACGTTAAGTTTGTTGGAAATAATACAACAACAGATGGAGTATTAGAAGAAGGACAATGGGAAGAAACTGTAGAAGCTGGTATAAATTTTAAATTTAATTATGACACCATGCCTCACGTTCTTATACGTCAAGCTGATGGTAATTTTAGATTTGCAAGAGTAGATGGTGATAGCTATGGAACTTCATTACAAAATTCTGCCACGTTTACATCTACAACTGGAAATAATACAGTCACAATAACTAGAACTAATCATGGATTTGTTACTGGACAATTAATAAATGTTGAAAGCAGTAATCTAACAAACGGACAATTTACAATAACAAAGGTAGATAATAATACGTTTACCTATGAATCTGCTGCTAATGAAGGATCTCATACTAATGTAGCTTGCACAGTTGGATTAGGTTTTACTTTACCTAAATGGGGTGAAAGAACTGTAGGAGATATTGTATCTGCACCTGATCCTTCTTTTATTGGTAAAACTATTAATAATGTATTTTTCTTTAGAAACAGACTAGGATTTTTAGCTGGTGATAATGTAGTTCTTTCAAGAGTATCAGAGTTTTTTAATTTTTTTCCAGAAACAGTTATATCAGTTTTAGATAATGAGCCTATAGATGTAGCTGCTTCTCATACAAAGGTTGCAATTTTAAAAAGTGCAGTAACTATGGGAGAAAAATTAATTTTATTTTCTGATCAAACACAATTTATTTTAACAAGTTCGGCAGATAACCTTACTCCTAAAACAGCGAACGTCATAGTTGTAACTGAATTTGAAAGTAGTGCTGCTGCACAACCTGTAGGTTCTGGTAGTTCTATTTATTTCTTGACGCAAAAAGGTTCCTTTGCAGGTATTAGAGAATATATTATTCAAGGAGAATCACAAATAAGAGATGCAGCTAACGTCACAATTCATGTGCCAAGACTTATACCAAGTGGTGTATTTAAAATGGCAGTTTCTACTAATCAAGATATTCTTGTTGTTTTAGGTACAGATAATCCTAATAAATTATTTTTATATAGATGGCTATATGGATCAGACGGAGGTAAAGCTTTAAGTGCTTGGTTTACTTACACCATAAATTCAAATAGGTCTATCTTGAATGTTGATTTTATTGGTACAGATTTGTTTGCTGTTATAGAAGAAGCTAATAAAGTAACGCTAGAAAAGATACCATTTGAAACTGATTTCAGAGAAACTAATTCAGAGTTTGAATATCATTTAGACCATAAAGTAACTGAAGCAACTAGCGGTGTATCTGTTGCGTATAATTCTAGTACTAATTTATCTACCTTTACAGTTCCATATAGGTTAAGAGCAGAGATGAATGTTATTGGTAGGTATTTAGCAAGTACAGAAACAAGCACATTTGTAGATGGTAATGGCACTACACAAAATTTAAAAAGTGGTCAAGTCATAAAAACAACAAATACTACAAATGGTTCAACATCTACAATTACTGCTACAGGAGATTTTAGAAATAGTAAATTTATTATTGGCGAACCTTATGAAATGCACTATAGATTTAGTCAACAAAGACTAACAGAACAAGGTGCAGGTTCTCCTGAGTATGTAGCAGGTCGATTACAGATACATCATTTTTATATTAAATACGAAGATGCTGGATTTTTTATAGTTGAAGTTACTCCTGAGAATAGAGATACATCAACACATAAATTTACTGGTCGTTCACTTGGATCTGGTTCTACTACTATCGGACAAATAATTTTAGATACAGGTAGATTTAAAGTACCAATTATGAGTAAATCAGATCAAGTTAGTATTGATATAAAAAACAATACATTCTTACCCACACGTTTAGCTAGTGCAGAGTATGAAGGCACATTTCATATTAGGAGTAGAAGAATATAGTGGGATATTTAAGAAAATCAAACCTTAAGGATTTTAAATATGTAGTAGATAACATGAGAGTTATGGATAAGATTGAAGCTTTATATCAAACAGGTATGAGTCCAGAAGATGCTCTTAGTCTTACCTTCTTAGGTAGTAAGACTAATATGACTATTGCTGATGATGAAGGGCAACCTATAGGTTTATGTGGGGTACAGAAAGATGGTTGTATATGGTGCGTTGCTACAGATGAGTTGTTTGATAATAAAAAATATAGAATACAATTAATACGACAAGGCAGAAAATGGGTTGATAATCTACTTGAGTCTTATAAAATACTTTATAATTATGTATATGCAGAAAACACTTCTGCTATAAAATGGTTAAAAGCTCTTGGGTTTACATTTGTAAAACTACATGAGAGTTATGGTTATCAAAAAAAACCTTTCTACGAATTTCTGAGGATTGCCTAGATGTGTGTTGGTGCTGCATTAGGATTAAGTGCGAAAGCTGCAACAGCATTTAATATAGGCTTGGGTCTTACTGCTGCCAATGCTTTTATTGGTAGGGCTGCTGCACAGCAAAGAGCAGATCAAGTATATAATCAAGCATTGTTAGCTAACCAATCAGCAGAAGATGATAAAAGACAACAACAACTAGCTCTTGCTGAAAGAAAATCAGAACAAGAAAAATTTGCAGCACAAGATAAGTTTGCAAAAACCATTGATGCTTTGCAATCTAAAAGAGCTATAGTAGCATCAGAACAAGCAGGTACGACTATAGGATTATTATTAATGGATCAAGACAGGCAAGCTGCTAACTTTAGAGAAAAAGTAAATCAAAGTATAGAATCAATGCAAAGACAATATTTATTTAATATTCAACAGACAGAATCACAATTTGAAACTAGAAGAAACCAACTAGAAAGTAATATTAATGAAGCTTATAATGCAATACCAAGTCTAGGTCAGACATTATTAAATATCGGTACTCAAGGTGTTGGTATGTACCTTAACGCACTTCCAACTGGTTAATTATGGTCTTACAAGTAGGCACTACAAATTTTCAAAGTACAGCAGGGGAAAGTTCTAGAAGGCCTGTAAATACTTTTGTTGAACCTGTAACTGTTGTACCTAAAACTAGCTTGATGGGTTTAGCTGAGACTTTATCAGACATCAATCCTACATTACAGAGATTTGTTAATTTTCAAATAGACAAAGCAAAACAAGAAGGAATATTAGAAGGTCAAAATTTACTTTTAGGTGCTGATGACAATAAGATTAACGAAATAAAAAAAGAATTATCTGAAAAAAATGGCAACAGAATTATGAGAAATTTTGTTGGTGGAAATGTATATATAGAGTATGGAATAGAAAAACAACTTGCTATGAATTTAGGAAACATAGCAGAAGGTAAAACCAATCAATTTTTTGCAAATCATTTTGTTCAAGTGCAAAACAAAGATGGCAGTATTACTCCTATACCTTTATCTCAATTTGATGTTAACTCTAAAGAATTTCAAAATGCTATAAACGAATTTAAAGAAACTCAATTATTAGATACAAAAGGCATAAGACCAGAACTTTTAAATAGATTTTTCTTTCCACAACAAAATGCAGCTTTAGTCAAAGCAATAACTAAACAAGTAGAAGCAAAAGCAGATGCAAACATACAAAATTATACAAGTATGCTTACAGACAGTTCGTTATTATATTTTCGTAATATTGATAAATACAATGAAAATATTGAAGCCGATATAATTGATACAGATTTTGAAAATGGAGAAAGCTACGCATTATCTTTACTTCAAGAAGATACAAAATATACATATAACTTAGGATTATCAGAGGTTGTTTCTCCATCAGGCATGATTGAGATAATTAAAAAGAATGGTTATAGAATTTTAAATGATTTTGAAAAAGGTAAAATCTCTTGGGTAGAAGCTCAATCTGAATTTGATGAATATATAGATTTCATGTTACAGGTTAGAGTAGGACCAAGTGGTACTACAAAAGAAGGACTTACAGTACAAAAAACACTAGGAGATTTTTTAAATCAAGATGATAGTATTTTAGAACTTAAGAGAGAAGTATATCAAAAAATAAAAGATGTCAACAAAGAAGAACAAGATCTTGCAGAGCTATTAAATAAAAAAGATATAACAGAAACTTTAAGTAGTTTGGATTGGACTTCTATGGATCAAGCAACCTATGTAAATAATGTTAAAACTCTTAAAGAATTAGTTGCAAGACACAAAAATTTAAAAAAATTTATTGTAGAAGAATATAATCTAAGAAATGATAATGTTGATCTTTGGTTTGATAGATTTATTAGAGACTATAACAATGGTAAATTTGGTAATAAAGATAATGCAAGAGTAAAATTAGATAGTTTTATGGCTGTATTAGGTCCGACTGTAAGTGATGAAGATAGAACACGATACAGAGAAGCTTTAAAATTAATTAATAAAGAAAATTCACAAGGGGTGTTGTCTTCATACCCAGAGTTTGAAACTAACTTACAAAACATGAAAGAAGCTTTGAGAGAAGATAATAAGTCTGGATATACAGTAGTAAAAGTTGGCTATACAAATGCCTTTAATGATCTTGCAAAACGATATAGAGATAAAATTGATAAATGGGCTATAACAGATTATGCAACTCAAGAAGAGAAAGATAAAGCAAAAGATGAAATTATTAACTTCTTAAAAGAACAAACATACAACATACTAACTGACAACTATCAGTTTGCTGATCCTTTACTTAAAAAACTATACGAGTTGAATAATAAACAAAGTTTAATACCAAATAAAGATAAGTTAAATACTTTTAAAAACATGGCAAATGGTGGTGATGTAGAAAAAAATCAACCTGTAATTGTTGGAGATAACCCAGATGGTTCTATTAATAAAACAACTGAATTATTTGTACCAAAAAGTGATGGAGAAATTATTGCAGGTAACAAAACAATAATTCACGAAGTCAAAAGTGGAGAAAATTTAAGCACTATAGCCGACCAGTATGAAGGAATTGAATATACAGATATTATTGATTTTAATAAATTCTCTAACAATCAAGCTAATAATTTAAGTATTGGTCAGAAAATACCTTTACCACAACCAAAAATTCAAGAAAGCAAAGAAGTTTTAACACGAAAATTAAATGAAGTATTAAAAGATGTTGATACTACAAAACCATTTAAACAAGACATAATTAATAAAATGTTATTAGCTGTTGGTTTTAGTGAAGAAGATGCAAAAATAATGTCTGCTATTGGTATGGCAGAGTCAGCAGGTGATGGAGATATAGATACCATAAAGTCAGGTTTAGACCCTAACAAGAAAAAAGAGTTCTCTATTGGCTTATTTCAAATAAATATGTTGCCAGAGTTTGAAGGTGAAAGATTCCCATTATTTGGTATAACTTCTACAGATGAACTATATAACCCTATTACTAATGTTATAGCTGCCAAAAGACTTTTTGATAAATATGGTTTTGAAGCTTGGGGAGCATATAAAAATAATAGGTACAAAGATTTCTTATCTAATTAATTATGACTTTTACACCTGCAAACAACAACATAGGCTTTGAAAACGAAGAGAAACCTACTGTTGATATAGGTTTTGAAAACGAAGAAAAATCTAATGTTGATATGAATATAGACCAGAAACTTGAAAAAGTAGGATATGAAGATGAAACAACTATTGATACAACAATAATAGAACAACAACCAGAAGTTGAATTTGAAAATGTTTTTGATAATAAAAAAATATTTAATATGGATAAAAGTTGGTTGGATTGGGATACAGAGTATGATTTTAGTGATTACACAAATACTTTTTTACAAGATGGTAGTGAACCATTTGATTTATATGGAGAAGCAAATGACAAAACAAGAAACATATTTAAAGACACTATAGACTTTGCAATCGGAGAAGATGCTGTACCAAATCTTGAAGGGCGTTTAAAATTTTTAAGTCTTTATGATTTTATAAAAGGTAATCAATCTACTAATTT